GATCCATTCATCGATACACTTGTATATATCCTCATTATGTTCAGCTTCGGACCATTTAGATACGAGTATCTTGAAACATGAACGGCGAAGCTTAAGAACTTCTTCAGTAGTATCTTCTTCCATTATACTCCCTACCTACTTCTATTTCAATAGTATCAAATACTCTATTGATTGCTTGTGCAAATGATCGGTAACCAGTACCAACATATAACTGACCGAGTACAACTGATACTGTTGCTGCTCCCCAGAAGATGTAATAAAATTTTGATTTCACTTGATTACGTGCTTTAGTTACTTTATATTGTGGCCACTTAGGTGCTGGTGCAATTGGTGGTCTTTCATAGTTAGTTTCAGTCATAATTAGGCATAAATTCTTGTAACATTGTCCTCATTTCAGGACATAATATAATAAATAGTGATAGAATTAGGGGAACAAGATGTAACCAAACGGTATTCGTTATGTTATTCAAATTCGAGGTTAAATACATGCACAATATTCTATCAAGCAATCAGCTAGCAGAATGGAATCATTTTAATGATTTAAGCACAGAGTCACAAGACCATCTACAAAAGATAAATGATTATTACGACTGTATGCTAGAGTGCGAGGTAGACCATACACCAAAATCAATCTGCAAGGTAATTCTACAACCTGAGAATTCAGATTACTACTAGAACAATCTACAAACTATCACAAGACCCCTAGAAGGGGTCTTTTTTTGTGCTATCTTGTATATCGAGGTCTTGGAGTGTATCCAAAACCTTATCAGCACCATCTAATTGATTAAGTGACCATAGTATACCAGCAAGCTCCTTGATAATATAAGGACGCTCACTGCGTGATGCATAGTGCAAGGCATTTCTAATCATGCCTTCTGCTTCGTTGATTGATTCTTGGGTTGTTTGACTAAGTGCCATAACGTATACTGTTCAGGTTTAAGTTTTAGTTTTTGTATGTGCTCACATGCACGATCATATGAGCTCAACCATGATTTGTTGAATGTATCTTTCTTAACTGGATGTAAGTACCAAGGCATAGTATTACCTATGTTACCATTACCATTGCCTAGTTCCCATTTAGCATCGGACTTGACTTTAGTAAAGACTGGTTTCTTATCACTCCTAGTCTTACGTGGTTGCGTTTTTGTCTTCATCATGTGTGTGATTTTTTGTCAATTTACCAGACATCTCATAGGCATCCTTGTTACCACCATGTCCATGTGCAATACCTAGTTCATGCATCTTGGCATGTTCGTCAATAGGATCTCGCAAATCCTTCTTTCCTGCTCCTAGTGTAAGATATAGTCCATAAGCAACCAAACCTATAACAACTAGACCAAAGAACAAAATGAATCCTTGATCAGGTGTAAGATTTAAATGTGGGACTATAGCATCAGGTTGTTTCTCCCATGTGCCAGGTAGATTATACACTGACGGGGTTGATAAAAAAATCATAATACTTGAATAACTCCTGTGACATCTGGAATTTCTTCCATAAGTTTACGTTCTATACCTTGCTTTAAAGTAATAGAACTCATGGCACATGAAGCACATGCACCACCAAGTCTTACTTTAACATAGTTTCCTTCTTTTGTATAGTCGGTTTCCACATATTCTAACCAACCACCATCTGCTTCAATGTATGGTAACAGTTCTTCTAAAACTGCTATTACATTATCGTCATTCAGTTCCATGGGTCTGGTATTTCTTGATGCTTTCCTCCCACTCCTTCATGCTGCTCTGACAGTCTGGTGGTTCTGGATCTGGTTTGATCCCTTTCTTCTTCTTCCAGTCGTTGTGCATAGCCTGCATCAACCAACTTTGGGATAGACTCTTCGGTCCATTCTTCAGCAAATCGCTCCTGAATTTTCCGTGAGACATCATCCCTGCGTATTCTTCTCGCCAATTCTCTGACATATCTAAACATCTCTCCCCCATAGGACTTGTGTAGGTACACTAGTACCATTTAAAAAATTAGCCCAATTGACCCTGTTGAAATCAATACTGTTATCCCAACAAAACTGTTGCATAACTTTTAACATTTGATCCTGATCCAATTTAGTCCACCAGTATTCCTCGGTCATCTTAAGACTATCTTGCTGTTCTAGTAGTTCTAGATATGCTGCTACAGGTTTCTTCATCGGATTATTCATAGTTTAAATCCACTAAAAGTATTCTTATCTACATCTTGTTTGATGCTGCCTATCATATATGATTCTACTTCAGTCTCTTGTGGTGCTACTTGCATACTCTTTGAGTTTAACCAATGCTCTGTCCATGGAAGAGGATTGTTATTTAATGGTACATCATATATAGGTTTCAATCCTATAGATTTCATTCTACGATTAGCAGTCCACTCAACATACTTCTGTAATAGTTTCTCATTTAATCCTATCATGCTACCATCTTTGAACAAATAGTCTGCCCACTTCTCCTCTTCATCTACACAATCCCTAAACATTTGATAAACATTCTCTTCTTCTTCCTTTGCTATCTCCTGCATGATAGGATCATCACCTTTAATCCAATTTTTTATGATATTTAAAGTGACAGTCATGTGTTGTGACTCATCTCGTGCAATTAAACCGATGATTTTTGCGTTACCTTCCATCATTTTTAGTTCACCAAAGGCAAAACTACAGGCAAATGATACGTAAAAACGTATTGCCTCTAGAATATACACATTAACAACTGCCAAATATAATTTTCTCTTTAGATCTTTCTCACACCATTGTGAATTAGGATGATCTTTCCAATCTGTTTTCCAATTATTACTCTGACCCCATTCATTTGCTACGTTAATAAATTCATCGTATGCTTTAGTAACACTCTCTGCTCTTGATAATATATTCTTATCTTCAAGGATGGTATCAAGAACTTCTGTTGGATCTGAATAAACATTCTTAATAATATATGTGTATGATCTGCTATGAATCATCTCCATAGTCTGCCATATATTCATACATCCTTCTAGTTCTGGTAGAGAAACATAAGGAGCAAATGCCATACCAGGTGCACGTCCTTGTACACTATCTAACATGATCTGATACTTTAAGTTAGAAGTAAAGATATGTTTTTGTTCTGGACGTAACGTATGATAGTCAGCACGATCTTTCTGAAGTGATACCTCTTCAGGTCTCCAGAAATATCCTAACATCTGTTGTGTTAACTTATCAAATACTGGATACTTAAACTCATCATATCTTTGGACTCCTAATGGAGCACCAAAGAACATAGGTTGTTTAATAGTATCAACAGAATTTGTATTGAATACCGTCATCCCTTTCACATCAGATTTTGCAGCTTTCACAATCTTCCTCCTCCATAGTAAGAATATCTTCCAATAAATTTGCTACTGCTTGTTTCTTTTCATCATCCATATCATCCGTCTTCGCATCATAAGTATTCTGATAGTAACTTGTCTTCCATCCATACTTATAAGTTGTTAATAAATCCTGTGCCATTACACTGACAGGAACTTCAGCATTTTCATAATGCTCTGGGTTGTAACTCCAATTACCACTGATTGCTTGATCAAAGAACTTTTGCATTACTGCTACCACTCTAACATATCCAGCATTACCAGACATGTCCCAGAGTAACGTGTAGTTATTCTTTAATGACTGATAGGATGGAACAATCTGCTTAAGAGGTCCCTTCTTTGATTTCTTAACGGACAGGTATGCTCTAGGTGGTTCGATTCCATTGGTTGCATTTGACACAACGGAACTGCTCTCCGAAGGCATTTGTGCCGACAGTGTTGAGTGCCGTAACCCATGTAATCGTATGTCTTCCCGAAGAGATTCCCAATCAAGTAGTAAGTCATTCCTTACAATCTCATCTACATCCTTCTTATATGTATCTATAGGCAGGATACCATCAGCATATTTTGTACGTTCATATCCATCACACTTACCTTTTTCTTTAGCAATTTGATTAGATGACTTGAGTAGGTAGTATTGAAATGCTTCTGTTAATTCATGAACTAACTTTGGTGCTGTACCATCATCATAATGCTCACCATTTCTTGCAAGGTAATGTGCTAGTCCTATGAACCCTACACCTAATGATCTACGTGCTAATGTAGATCTTTCTGCTGCTTCAACTGGATAGTTCTGATAGTCAATTAATTCTTCTAGACCTCTAACAGATAGGTCACATAATTCTTCTAACTCTTCTAGTTTATATACCTTACCTACATTGATAGCAGATAGTATACACAATGCTATCTCACCTTCACCATCGATATGTTGGATAGGTGTAGTAGGTAAAGTAATCTCTTGACACAAGTTACTCATACTCACCTTGTCTTTAAAAGATGAGTGTGAATTACAATGGTCAATATTCATTATATAAATTCTACCTGTCTCTGCTCGCTCCTTAAGGAGATCGAGGATAAGTTCTTGTCCTCCAACTGTAGTTCTGGGGATGGATTTATCACTCTCATAGCGAGTATAAAGGTCATCAAACTCACTGGTCCCAAAACTCTCATAAAGGTTAGGAACATCATGAGGCGAAAATAACGAGATTTCCTTATTGTCGATAAACCTTTGGTAAAATAATTCACTTAACTGGATGCTGTAGTCGAGTTTTCTGACTCGGTTGTCTTCTGTTCCTTTGTTGTTTTTGAGGACGAGGATGTCTCTGATTTCTTTGTGCCAGATAGGAAAGTGGACAGTTGCTGATCCACCACGGATGCCATTTTGAGTACAGCATCTGACAGTTGATTCAAACTTTTTGAGGAAGGGGACCACACCTGTGTGTTGTACTTCGCCGCCACGGATTCTACTGTTGATTCCTCTGATCCGTCCTGCGTTAATACCGATACCAGCCCTCTGTGCGACATATTTGCCAATAGCCATATCAGAACTAAAGATACTGTCGAGGGTGTCATCACTATCAACCAGAACACAAGATGCAAATTGACGAATTGGGGTCCGTACCCCCGCCATGATCGGGGTTGGGATGTTGATTCTGTGCTTTGAGATTGCGTCATAGTATTTTTTTACGTAAGTTAATCTATTAGATAAAGAGTATTCAGCAAACAATGTCAATGATATCATCATGTACATATACTGTGGTGTCTCAAAGACCTCACCAGTACTTCTATCTTGTACCAGATATTTATCTACTACTTGGCGAAGTCCTGCGTAAGTGAAGATATAATCACGATCATGATCGATATAATTATTTAAAATATCCCACTCTTCTTCAGTATACTTGTCTAATATCTCTTCATCATATACTTTATTGATTGTCGCATTATATACTACCACATCATACAAATGAGGCATACCCTTGGTCCATATATCTTTATGAAATGCCTGTTTCCTTGTACCAAACAACAATAGTCTTGCTGCCACAAATTGATAGTTTGGATTCTCTAATGTAATTAAATCATTAGCAGATCGCACCAAGATCTCTTGTATATCATTTGTCTCGATGCCATCATAGAATTGTAATCCAGAATTCATTTCAACTGCTGATGCAGAGACCCCTGCAAGACCCCTGCAAGCGTCTTCTACCATTCTATGAACTTTCTCCAAGTTAAGAGGTTCTGTGTCCCCTGTCCTCTTTAAAACACTAATGCCGTTGCTCATACTTTTTTCCAGATGTTTAATTTTACTTGTGCTTCCAGACCCTTGTAGGTATTTGATTGTACAATAGATTGCACGTCATGTCCAGCGAGAACCATATCATTGATATCTTTCTCAACTATATTTGATGGCCAAATCACAACAGCTTGCTCGGAGGAGACAGTAGTCGCAACGTGCTTGACGATTTCGGGGTTTCTTGGCTCGTTATCATATACCCACACAGGGCTGCCAATCCCGATACTAGAAAGATGAACGTCACTTCCGCACATAGCAATCGAATTGCGAAGGAAGGTCGAGTCGAACGGACCCTCTGTGACGTATACTGGTCGTAGTCGATTGACCCTTTCGAGTCCATATATTTTGGGTTGATTTTCATCTATCAGTATAGTAATATATCTCATTTGTGGTTGAACTGCCAAGGATCTACCTTGGAATCCAAACAATTTATTATCTTCTGTATACAGAGGTATAATAATACGTGGTTCATCTCCACGCATATCATCATAGGTATGCTTATAGGAGTTAGTCCACTCTTTGAACTTCGGACAGAAGTAGAAAAGGTCTAGTCTAACCTTTCTATCTTCTAGATATTTTCGGGCAGGATGTGATATATTTAGATCAGATACTTTCTCTAAATCTATCGGTTTACCCTTCTTACTAAAGACTGGTTTAGAATCTGGTATCACTAAATCTGGTGTCTGTGATCCTCTACCAGTAAGTCCAGCACTATATCTCTCCATGATATACTGATCATAGAGTAACTTATTCTGATCCTTTAGAAAATTTGTAAATGTTCTACCCATGCCACAGTTGTGACATTTGTATACGTAATCATTCTTGACTTGGAATATATAACCCCTTGCCTTACTCTTTTTCTTCTGACTATCCCCACAATAAGGACACCTAAAATTATACAGGTTTGCTTTCTTCTTCTTAAACAGAGTCAAAGAAGCAGAAGCAAGACCTATGTATTTCTGATCAATATAACTCATAGTCCAGTTGTCCTGAACATTATTATATCAAATTACCTTGTTTGTGTCAACGTGGCAGGTCCAGATGCAAAATTGGTCATGAGTTTTTGACCTGGTACACTAACTAGGAAAGATATAACAGCAAGAGCACCAAAGATAGACCACATCTTCTTTTCCATTACTCGAAGACGATCATCTACCTTGCGAATATCTCTCTCACATCCTGCCTTAATCTCTTTAGTCGAACGATTGACTTCTCTATGAAGCGATTCAACTTTCTCGAATAATACGGCATCGATCCTGTCCTCTTTGTCTAACTTCTCATCATGGACAGCAAGAAGTTGCCCCATTTTAACGGAGTTATCTTGCAAAGATTGAACAACTTTTTCTAATCGTTCAAGGATGGCAGCGTTAACTCCTTCAGCCATAGTTATTTACTGGAACTGCGAATAGCAAAGTCAAGAGCACTCTGATAAGTAGAGGCATCTTTGTTTAATAGATACTGAAACTGGTTCTTGTGTGTATCATCTAGTTGACCATAGCAAGCAGCAATTCTCTTGGCAGAGAAATTATCAAGGTTCTGTTCTGTTCCATCATCAAATTTAATCTTTGCGAATCCATGCTCTCCTGCTGGATTCAGTTCTGATGTTGCTACTTCCATAGCAACTTGGATAACGTCATTATATGTTTCTACCATAATTTCACCTTCAGTTGGTTCATAAGAATTTTTTTGTGTTGTGGATCCTGCTTTCTTGGTCTGATCCGATGCTTTCTTTTTAAAGTCAGACATACGTGCTCTCATGAGTACGTTCATTTCATCAGACTTATCTTGCATACCTTTCTTTGCTTCAGCTCTCTTCTTCTGAAGTCCTTTTGATCTCTTAAGCTTCTTCATCTGATGAATCTGCTTTTGAGCACGTTCTGTTTCAGTAGGTGCCTTCTCTTGGATAGGTTCTACTTTAACTTCAAGTTCTTCCTTTTTCATTTTTCTTTTGTTAATACGAGAGAGCATAGTTTTAGCACCCTTTGTGCGTCCATCTACCTTATCATTATTTTTCTTATATTTGCGATGTGATTTAGTATTCACAAACACAAACGCTGGTGGCAGTGCTAGTCCAGAACCATCACCTGCCATCATTTCATTTATATTTGATTCAGTTGCTTCAGACATTCTTGATCAATATCCTTATTCAGGGAATCGGGTAAACGGTTTAATGCCAGCATGAATGCTTTCAGTGCTGGCCAGTGCGTTGCCTCTATCTTATAAAAGAGTAGAGGTGTAGCAGCGTCATCAAAAACATTATACATCACGATAATATGATTTAAAATCAGATGCGTCTTCAACTCATTGTGAGTTTCATAACGACGAAATAATCTTTTGATATACTTAATTTTATTTAGATCCTTTTCAAAATCCTCATAAGTAACAGAGTTTGGATTATCATAATTTTTAATCGCAAACATGACCCAGTTATTGGGATTCAACTCATCAAAATTCATTTACATATTAAGTAACGGTTAGTGTAGCCTCATCAGACATTACGGTAACAGCACCTTGTGAGGTACCAACTCTACATCTGTACTTGCCACCATCATCTCCAGCAACAACTGCTGCAGTCTCATAAGAAGCACTAGTTGCACCTGAAATGTCAACTTGATTAAGTTGCCACTGATAGGTTTTTGTACCAGCACCAGTAACTGTAGTTGCAACTGTGAAGGTTGCTGTGTTGGATTCATTCGCTTCAACACTAGCATTTTGTGGTTGAGTATCAATTGCTACTGAAGATGCTGCATCTCCTGCAATTGTATCATCTGCTTGTGTTTCAGTTGTGTCTGGGTTAGCAATAGTAACCAGCATTTCTGCTTTATGACGTGTGTTTCCACCTGAATCGGTGAAGGTGTAGTATGACCACCATCCAGGAGCATTAATACCACGAGCTTTATTTTGTGCTAGTGCTGCTTCTGTGTTATCAACAAAGACTACAGTCTTTGCTTGTGATGAATTATCAAGACCAATTCCTGCTTTCGCTTTATTGGCATTGCTATCAGTTCTTCCGTATAAAGACATGGTATCTCCAACAATTACTCTGTGCTAACAATTATTTATACTGCTCCCAAACTCATGAATAGTACTTCACTGCAGCATCATAGTAGTCACCTATGTTATGATCAGCAACACCATCAAATCTGGTATCGTTCTCATCATCTAATTTAACAACTGGATGAGTGTGTACATAGCCAGCAAGCCAAGGAGGAGTCCCTGGAACAATGTCATCACCATGCACAAACCGAAGATGTTCAAGATCTTTAATCCTCTTTCTTAACTTACGTCCACCTGGTCTGGGTGATCCAGCAGTTACTAATGCAATATTTGTATTGCCTGACTCCCATAATAAGTCTGCAATTAATGTTGCGGTTGCTCCACCAAGAGAGTGACCTGCTATAACAAGTTTTCTCTCTGGATTCAATCCCTCGTATGCTACCACTAGTTCTGCTAGTGTCCTGTTAGCATTGTTCTTGAATCCTCTGTGACAATCGTCACGTTTAATAAGAAACTTTAGATTAGTAATCCAATCTGTTGTTTCATTTGTTCCTTCTACTGCAAGAATGGTATGTCCTGCAATCTTCCTGCTTACTAGAAAATCTTTTTCATTAGGATAAACATCCCTACAACACTTAAGTGCCTCAAGGATAACCTCCTTTGGTAATGTCATTTAAAAATAGCAACTGTCGCTATTTAGTATGTTTTCTTAACAGGCTTGTCATCTTTTTGAGATTTTATAGCCTTTAGTAAGTATTTCTTATTACTTTTCTTATTCTTTTTATCACGTCCACCGTCCTCAATGTCAGGCATAATCTCAATACTTGCCTTGCTATTCTTTTTTACTTCCTCATTCTTCACACAGTTATCAACTGTCTTACCACCTTTCTTTTTAGTACCACGTTGACTATATCCTTTCCAACATGCCTTACCATCTAAACCCTTTTTCTTCTCTGATACTACTTCTTGATTCTTTTCAACATTAATATAATGCTCGTGGTATTCCCTGACTAGAACTTCTAAATTTTCAACAGAAACATTCTTAACAAGTCTATCTGAAAATAGCACATCATAATGTGTGATGTTACCATTCTCATCAAGAGTATGCATTTCTTTAATGCAATCTCCTACACCATACTCTTCGTGTTTTACTTTAGATGAGCAATCATGTCCAACCTTCTTCTTGCCCACCCCATCTACTTTTTTGCTTTCTTACCCATTGCTTTTTTGATTGCCTTATCTTTGGAACCAAAGTACTCATCCTTACCACTCTCTACCTTACCATCTCCATCATAATCCTTTGCTGCTTTCTTTTCTTGTAATCTTTTACTATACTTAAACAGTCTCTGTGTAGTAGTCTCTGTTCTCTCTTTTAAATCTGATAATTTAGCACCACGTACATGATACTTTGATTCAGTTAGTTCACCAAGAATTTCTAATGCTTCGTTAACTACATCCCACTGATAGGTCTCTACTTCTTCTTTAGTTGCTTTACATTCTTTTGTTACATGGTCTTTTGAACCACATTTCTTACAACACTCTTCTTTCTCAACAACATGTTCTACTTCTTCTGCAGCAACCTTGGTTACATCTCTAATAGCAGCACCATGAGACTGCTTAACACCAGCACCAATACGTAAATTTGTAGCAGGATCAGGTAGTCCAGCATTTGCTTTTGGATCTTTGATTGTGAAGTTATCTTCACCACCTTTCTTCTGTAGTTCAGGGATAGATGTTGACTCATCCTTCTCAACTGCAGGAACCTTACCAATAGGGGTCTCAAATTCTCCACCACCTTCACCACTACCTTGCTTCTGCTCGGCAGGAATTCCATCCTCGGCAAGAGCAATTGGTTCGGATTGCTGGAAACCTGTTCCACCCATCCACTTGGAGTACGATTCGATCAGTGCTTTCGAATACTCATCATTGTGTTGAACACTGTTGACTGGTTTTTGCCTTTCCATGTGTGAAGATAGTACTTTTTCTTTCTTTATTTATACTCTCATCGTAATTGATGAGTCTAATATCCTTTATCCATGCACGAAACATCTGTCCATGCTCTGAAATAGCAATAACATAGTTACCACCCTTCCTTTTTATAACTCCTTTGTCTCCTGTATTAGAATTCATTATATGATCACCTTCAGAGAAAACTTCAGTCTGTCTAACCTGTTGACGAAGTGCTTGTTCTCTTATCTTTTTAAAATTTTTCATATTATCCTGGTTTTGAATCGTGCCATTCTTCAGACCCACCTAATCGTTCAGATCCCCCTACGGCAAAAGGATTATACTTTGCTGTAGCAATTCTATATGCTTTCTCATGCATAGTTACTATTTCTTCAGCACTCTTCTCATAGTCAGGTGTGTACTCATGACGTGAAGCATAGTTATCTGCTATCTCCTCTTCAGGTCTTGGGTTATCATCAAACCAATGATCGTATGGAATTTCTGCTTTCTTTTCTGGAGCAAAAGGATCTTTAGTTAGATCAAAAAATTTAGACAAACGTTTAATGTTTGCCTCTATAATAAGTTTTGGATTAATATTCATTTAACACTTCCACTTTCGTAATGCGAGTGCTTTGCGAGTTGGTTTACCATCTTTTTTCATTGGTCCTTTAACACCACTCATTCTAGCACAGAATGATTTCTTTCTGGGACCACCTTCTGGTTGTGGTCTCTTCAAATCACTACCAGGATTCTCACGTTCATAAGACTTACGTCCCTTCTCGTTCAAACCACCTTCTTTATTCTTACCTTCCTTGCGTTGCCAAGCACTTTCAACTTTAAGAGTCTCTGGATAATCCTTATCACCTTTCTTTGCTTTAGGTTCACCACGCTTTCTTTTAGCATGGATGTTATCCCACAATCCTCTTTTCTTACCTTCAGATACGAACTCTCGGAATGTTTTCATTTGAATTTTATAGGTAATCGTTGTTTAATTTCTTCCATTAAAGATTTGCAATCTGGATCTTTTAATGATGTTGGAATACCTTTCCTAAAAGTTTTAAAGTCACCAGCAAATGCTGCTCTTCTCATTTTAGTACCAGATATAGCAAACGTGTCACCATCTGCATCTCTACTACCAGAAGATACTATTTCAATCTTCCTAAAGTGGAAGTCCTTTCCTTCTCCATTGTATTTATGGAGGAATCCCATAGCATTAACCCTATCAGATCCTACAAGATAGATAACCTCATCATACCCTGCCATCATTAAATCTTGCATGATAGAAACAGGATCTCTTGGTCCACTAAAGATATGTCCCTTGTGTTCAGGGAACATTTTAACCATGTAATTATACTTTATATCTGGTGGTAATGGGTTAGTTCCTTTAGTGTCTACACTTTGTGAAATATAAATTCGATAGTCATGACCTCCAGCAGCACGTTTAACACCAGCAAAGTTCTCCTTATGTCCTGTAGTAGGTGGTTGGAACCTACCAAAGGTAACGTAACATTTTTTGCATATTAATCCTGACATTACCAGTCCTTTGATACTGTGAAATTATTATAAGCAAACTCAAGACGATTAACAAACTTAATCATATCACCATCTTTGTGCAAAACATAACCTTCTGGTCCAGTTACTTTATATCCCTTTTCAGTTTTAATAAATGTCTTGAAGGTTTCAAGATGATCTAACTTATCTATAACCATCTGCTTAACGTGTTGAATCTCTTTGTAAAGAGAAAGCATTGCTGTAAACTTTGTCTTATTATCTTGTAGATAATTCTCACTATCGTATACTAACTTCCTTTTTTCTGCTTTATTTTTAGGAGTCTTGATAGCATCAAGCATCTTGGCAGTTTTTAAATGATAGAAATTTGTAAGGTTATCTAATGCATGATCAACATTACCTATACTACGAGCATTTCTAATCTCACTATTAAAGAACTGTTTTATATAAGATGATACATGCCACTTAAGATCACCCTTTGTACCAGAAAATTTAACCAACTCATCAAGGAAGTCTCCACATATCTTACACATACTTTCAATCTTTGATACATGAGCATCGAATGTTTTTTCCTCACTAGAAGACAACCCAACACGATCCATTGGAGTATCATTTTTAATTACTAAAGCATCTTTAGATCCAGTAACATCAGCACCAGCTTTTGCTTGCATTGATTCAAGTTCATCACCTGTGTAATGAGTATGAAACACTACACCAATCTTTGCAGTACCTGCTGCCTTACCAATAGAATGATCTACTGGAATTGCATATGTAATAGTGTTAGGTTTGAATGTATAAAGTAATTCACCATTGATAGTTTCTTTTTTTAATGTACTATCAGTGAACATAAGATCACCCTGAACTACTCCTTCAATATCTAATTCTTTAAAATAACGAAGAGAAAATTTAAGTTTTTCTGCAAGGTCTCCTTGATAATATTTGTCAATACCTTTTTCACTGTAACATACTTTAGGATCGTTCTTATTGAATACAGATTTAGTTCCAACAAAGAACATACCAGAAAGAGGGTGTTTTCCACAGATAACAGCAGGTGCTCCATCCCATTTGGTTTGCATGAAACCATCATTATCCTGTTGACCTAACATCTTACGAAGTTCTTTTAAAAAAGAGACAGCAGCTTTACAACCATCAACTCCATAGTTGAGCATCTCATCCTCAAGGTGTTCTAAATGTTTTAACTGTGTTACGTTTGCCATTAAGAATACTTGTAGTATATTGATGAGTGGTCTGCTTGTGATCCACCAAAAAGATATAGTTCTTTGATTGCCATATGTGCATCCACATTTTCTTTACAGAGATATTCTAAAAAGCGAAGTCCTGATAGTTTACTATACCTCCAAGACTGTCTTTTACCAGCAATCTCACCCATCATTTGATCTCCGTCACTTTTATCAAATCCATTTGCACCAAAGGTATCTAATAATTTATATATTTCTTTTGTGATATCTGATTTTTGTTTAGCAGTAGCTTTCTTTGGATCACAAGCAGACCATTCTGGTTCGTCAGGTACACCTGTGAATCCTGTATGCTTTAATATAAACCTAGCAACATTACCTTGAATCTTACCCATAGCAGCATGCTCGCCTTTAAGTTCTAACTTCCAATCACCTTTATTATCACCACCAAAATTTCTTAACTGTATGTTATCCTTTTTTCCAGTTCCATACTGAATGTATACATCCATTGGCCATCTCTTATGAGCATGTTCACCAGTAAAATTTGTTTTACTATCATAAACTAACATATCTATTGATTTCTTTTTCTTAAACTCAACCCCAAGACTTGCTTTTCTCTCTTGTGGGGTGTCAGCATTCACAACCTTTACTGTACCAGTACCACCAGTCTTTTTTAAAGATACTCCCATCAATTTTTCATCAGTAAAAAATTGTGATAGTGCATCATTAAATACTTCTATTGTAGTTGTTGTTTTTTTCACACCATATGGTGTTAATTTGTTAATTATTTCAGTCTTGGCACCCTTACTAACTATCCAAATATCTGATGGGTTCCACTTGTCTTCATTTTTTAACTCCTTGTGTACTAACGAAGCTTTACATTGAGCAAAAGCTTTTTTTATTACACCATCATCTATTTCTTTATCTCCACGAACAAACATAAAATCATTTGAAGCAGCAGGTTTTACTTTATTATACAATGCATTTGCACCATCTACAAAAACTTCTTTCCAATCAGGATCTTGGTTAGCAAATTCAATCATCTGTTCCAAAGTAGCATCTGGAGTATCAATCCATTTCGCTGCTTTCTCCATATCATCTGTAGTAAGAGTCATGGTAGGAGTTAATTTATTATTCGGATGTACATGAAAACGAAGTGAATTATATAAGCAAGATGTACTTTCCTGAATTGTAGTTTGTTTTGACCCACCACCAGATCCTGAAGATTTGATTGGTTTAAACTGAACACGAATAACATTTTTTTCAGTTACTACTATATCTATTTCTGGTATATTAGAACCTTTGGATTTCCTATGCTCTACTGTATACCCCGTATCCTCCATTGCTTTCTTTACATTTTCAGTAGCAGTCTTTCTTTTATTTTCAGGAACATATACCTTCATGAAAACCTGAACTTTTTTTGAAGCATCGCTTTCGGTTTTTTTAACATCAAATACCAAATAACTATACTCATCCGTGGATAAACCTTCTCTAAAAAGATCATTCCATGCTTTATCAACTGTTGTTGGAATTGTTATTGACATAAAAAAACCCCCTATAGGGGTTATTTATTTAGAATTTCTCTTTTTGTATAGACAAGAGTTTTTGATACAATGGTTCGACCAAAGGTTCACCTTGATTCTTACGTGACTTCCATAATTGTGTCACAATAATATCTAATTCTTTCTCATCAATCGGAAGATTCATTTAGTGACTCCATTTTAATGAACTGCTCATTCAAATTATAAAATAATTTAAAGTTGGTGGTAGTAACATAGTATCCTACTATATCATTACCATCACATTGATATCCATACCCTCTTAATGGTTCATTAACACCATCAATCTTGAAGGTCTTACCACCTTTCTCTAGGTAACTATGAAATTTTTCATCAAGGTTAATCATCTATCTCCTACTTGTCTACACTCACTAAAGTGTACGTCAAATTCACCACCAGGATAACGCTTCTTAAGTTTATTGACGTTAGTTTCAACTACTTCATCAAAGGATATATCAAGTGCCATACATGCTTGTGCTACGTACCACATAACGTCACCCAACTCAATAATAAGATGTTCTCTGTTGTCGTCGTTCCAAGGCTTACCTTGGAAAACCATCTTCTTAACGATCTCAAGGAACTCACCAGATTCAGCAGCAAGGCCAACACCAGCAGTGAGAAGACGTTCAATATTGGCACCCTCACGATCCAACTCGCCAATACGATCAGCGAAGTCAACAAAGTTAGTTGAAGCTTCTGAAGTAACTGCTGAAACAAACTCTTCATACTTCTTGAAATTTACTGTCATGTTATATTACGAATGATGTGAATTTAGATTTACTATTAACCACTGGTTCTATTGGTTCAAACTCTTCTTTAACTTCGTTAGTTACTTCGGAGTCCTCAACATTATACAGCTTCATCTTTGCTCTGTCAATACCTACTGTAAATCTTTTAAAGTATGTAGGATCATTATATCTATTCTTCAATTGTTTAACCATAATTCTACCAGATTGTTCTAACTCTTCTGTGCTAATCAAAGCAAACATAAAGTCAGCAGTAGCAGGTAAACCAAACGATTCAGATGTATCTTCTAAACTAGGATCAGTGCTACCAAACCCTGATCTAGTAGTCTGTGTAGCAGATACTATAGGAAGATCCTGCTCTACTGCTAGACCACGTAACTCTTCTGCTATACCCTTAACATATGTGTATGAGTTAACGATAGCACCTCTATACCTAGCACTAGCACATATGTTTAGGTAATCTATGAAGATGATATCTGGTTTGAAATCCTTTTTAAGATTCAAATCAGACAAAAGACCCTTGAAATGACCAACATGAGCACTAGCAGTAGGGTATTCTTTAATAATAAGTTTACCTTGTGTCTTCCTACCTATCTCTCCTACCCTAGAGGTAAAGAGTTGTTCTGGAATAGCACCAATATCCTTGATATTTACATTCAATAGGTTAGCATCTATCCTTTCAGCAATCTTTTCCTCTGCCATCTCCATAGTAATGTAGAGTACATTCTTTCCTTGTGAGAGACAAGCACTTGCCATGTGACACATGAACAAAGACTTACCAACACCAGTACCAGCAAGGGCAATATTGAGTGTTTTGTTAGGTAGTCCACCTTTAGTTACTAGATTAAATTTCTCTAGATCAAATGGAATCTTAAGTTCATCCTTATGGTAGTACTCATACCTATCTAATGCCTGATCTACGTAATCATGACCAATATATTCATCAAATGATACTGCTAATGCGTCTTGTAAGATGCTAGGTATAGCACCCTTGTCTAACTTTTCATCTCCACCGTCAGCAATCTTGATAGACTGAAGTAATGCGTTATAAACAGCACGTTCTTGACACCATTTCTCGGTGGCATCAAGTAACCATTCAGTATCTACCCACTCATCATTTAAATTATCTACTAGAGTAGTAGCATTTTTAAATGTATCATCATTAAGGTCAGTTCTCTGCTGCAATCCTATGTTAAGAACCTCTTTAGTAGGGATTTTATCATATTTTGTAGAGAAATCTTGTATCTCTTCAAAGATAACTCTCTCCGACATGTCCTGAAAATAATCAGGTTTGACAAAAGGAACTACCTTACGATAAAAATCCTCACTACACAGAAGATTCCTCAAAATTGTTGATTCAACCTTCTCCATAATGGAATACCTTATTAGCAGTTTCTTCTAGTGCTTGAATTACATCTGGAGTAAAGTAGGTGTCTGGATCTGAAAGGATCTGTTTTGCGTAGATCTTTTTGCCTCCAATCTCATATCTTCCTGCAACATTCTTCCAGAGTCCTCCCATCTCACCCAGTTCCAATAGACCATAGTAACGGTCAAGACCACGAGAATCAAAAAATAAACGAGTTTCAATTTTAGATCCTTCACGAGTTAAACGGGACTTTTTCGCCTCACATTTAATAATGTTTCCGACCAGGTCGGTTCCTTCTTTTTCTTTTTTCTTTGAGAGATATACAATTGTACTAGCAGAATACTTAAGACCACTACCGCCCCCCATCTCTTTAGCAGGTACATACGAGCCAATAACATCATAAGTATGGTTTGTAACTAACATGGGTATATTTGCCTTACCTAATTTCAAAGTAAGAATCCTAAAGCATGACTTAACCAGTTGTGCTTTAGTCATATCACGAACGTTCTTTTCATTAGAGGCATCTTCTACCTCTTTATTAGTCGCTAACATGCCTAGAGAATCAAGCACAAACATTAGAGGTTTTCTCTCATCTTTGGGCTGCTCTAGGTATTTATCCAGCACTCTAACCGCCTGTGTCCTGAACTCTTCTATAGTATTAATAGGGAAAATGACCAATCTTTTTGAATCTATTCCTCTACTTTCAACCATCTCTTTAGAGATAGCAGATTCAGTTTCAAAATATAAAACTCCAGCATCAGGATTTGTTTCTAAAAAATTCTTGGC